CGGACATTGCTTATCCTCGCCCTCTCTGTTAAGAGATTATGAGGAGCAATCTTAATTGGTTGTTGTTGAAACAGTGATGTTTCAACGTTCGCGATTCTGCTTATCAGGCTGAAGACCTATTTCGAGGTTGAGCTCTTACATCTAATGTAAGACTCGCTCGTAGGATAGGATTAAGAACTGCCGTCCCGTAAGGAACAGCGGAGCTTTAGTCTTATCACTCCATATATATAATTCAAATGAAAAATATAAATACAAAACCAAATTTTGGTCTTGTACTTGGAGAGATAAGAGAGAAGGTCCAGAAGACCTCTAAAGTGTTCTCTATCGGTTCTTATTTATTAAAAATAAATAAGTCCCCCTTGTCTGTTTCTTTTAAGAAACTTATTCGTCTATCGTTTGATAGAGGACAAGGGCTAGGCCAAAGAGTTAGAATAACTAAGAAATTCTTTGATCACATTCTTTTCATGAGAAAAGAACATGGACCTGAGTATACAATCAAGTGATTAAAAGCTTGTTATGTTGCTCTCCAAAAGAAATTGGCAGATAATTCATTCAAATCTCTTCGAGATTTGGAGAAAGATCTTCCTTTGCCCAGACTGATAAATGGTTTACCACCAATTATTGGTCCAAGGGATAGGGAAATGATTAGAAATAATCATAAGTCAATTATTATCTTTTGGTCGTCTTTGTTCTCTTTATACAGAGTACTAAAGTGCTCTTACACCTTGAAGTTACAGACAATTGTCGAACCTTTTAAAGGTGATCCTCAAAGTCTTGATGATTTTGTTCAGTTAGCCTTAAGAGCTAAAGTATTTGACTCTCTTCCCGGTTTCTCTGCCTGACAGGCTAACTTAAAGTTAGCACCTCGAAATTTTCAATTATCGAGGGCCTCTTCTCCAATGGGAAAAGTGGCGTGGCAAAGTCTCCTAAGGGATATCTACGAAATAGAAGTAGAATTTCCAGAGATGAGAGCTCTTTTAGTGCAGTATTTAGCTGCTCTAAAAGGGTTAAAATATAATACTCAAATGTTCTTAGGACGCTGAATCGACGGTATTACTATCGCCGGGCTCGTTGAGCCGAAATCAATTAAGACAAGTGGATCTTCTTCTCTGGGTCAATTGGCTTTTAAAGAAGAGGCTGCCGGAAAACTCAGGGTTTTTGCCCTTGTGGATTCCGTGACTCAATCTTTATTCACTCCTCTGCATGATTCGTCTTTCGATCTTCTTCGATTGATACCTAATGATGGTACTTTCGATCAAGAGGCTTCTAAAGCTAGAAGCCGAGAGAAGGCAATTAAATATAATTGCGCTTATTCTTTCGATTTGTCTGCAGCTACTGATAGACTCCCCGCAGTACTTAGTGCTGCGATCCTCGATAATATTATCGGGGGGGGAGTAGGTAGCTTGTGACGTCGAATCTTAACAGAGCGTGATTTCGTATTGGGTCGTGCCGCTTCTAAATATCCAAGACCGGAAGGAGAAGAAAACCTTCATAAGGTCCGATATATTGTCGGTCAACCTATGGGTGCAAAGAGCTCGTGAGCTATGTTAGCAATTACTCACCATTGGATTGTTCAAGTCGCTTCTAAATCTTACCTGGTTGGTAAGTGAGAAGATCGATACGAAATTCTTGGTGATGATCTAACCATCTTTGATCCAGTTTTAGCGAGCGCCTACTTAGACATTACCACTAAGTTAGGTGTAGAGATAAACTTATCTAAGTCTATCGTGTCTCCTCACAAACCCGTTTTCGAGTTTGCTAAGAGTACATGTATTGGGGATACGGATGTATCACCAATACCTATACCTATGCTTATGGCTAAGAGTCTTGGTGAGCGTGTCGGAAGTTTTTTAAATCTCCGACAGCGTAACCTGGTCAATAGGGTTTCTTCAGTTCTAACAGCAGTTTCGCGAGATGGAAGTTCTAGGATCGAAGATCCTAGCCAACTTCCAGTATTAGCCATTCTGGGGGCTTATTTCAATAAGGAAATAATACCGCACCGATGGTTAATTGAAGCTTTAGTGGATCCTAATGATGAAGATTTCGATTTTGAAACTTCAAAATTAAGAATTCCATTATTAAAAGCTTGTAAATTAATACTGGAGGTTGGTAAAGGTGACTCTAATGTCCCTTATCCATGATCAGATGAAGATACTAGACATGAAGTTTATTCTGACTATGAGTCGGAATTTGCTAATGTCATTGCTAATGCCGCTTTGGCACGAGCGCTGTATCTAGCTGAAAATTATGATAAGATTATTGAGAGCCAGGCTCTTTCCTTAGTAGAAAATCCAAGTCAGTTGGACCCGCAAGTAAAGGCGGGTTTGATCGGTTGGTTTGAGTCTATACTAATAGACGAAGACTTTACCGATTTTACTGATATAGTGGATGATATACGGGGAGACCCCGCTTTCTACTATCGTCATAATTTGACGCTAGAAAAGGCCTTGTCCTTTGCGGATATGGTAATGCGTGCTGAGAACAAGTTTGTTCTTCAGACTAAGTCTCATTCTACTTATAAGAATGAGAACGCCGGTATCCTAATGAACCTTGGTAAGGTTACAAAAGGGGTTCGCTCTTCCTACTTTAAATACCCTTGGGAGTGATAAACACTCCTGGTTGTAGTAAAGAGAAGGCGTATAAGGGAACTCTCTCCACAAGTACTTAAAGTACTAAATTCGAAGAGTAGAAGCTTCGGATCA